TGGTCGTTCTAACGCTCCGAAATTTTTTAGCGTGGAGTTTCTGAGGGGGTTTACAGGTTTACTATAATAATAAGTATAGGTTTACAAATTAAGATTATGTTTATAACAATGGCAGAGTTGGCAAAGCTGAAAAACGTGTCTAGGATGGCGGTTTCAAAGAAAGTTAAATCTGGTAAACTTGACGGTGCAATTGTAAACCATAATGGCAAAAGATTGGTTAACAAAGAAGAAGCATTTAGATTATGGGACTTACAAGCACCACCTAGTAAGAATTTAACTGTAAGAAAAGAATTAAAAGAGGAAATATATTCAAAATCAGATGATGAAATACCTAATTATGCAGAAAGTAAGGCTAAAAGAGAGCATTTCTTAGCTGAATTAGCACGTTTAGACGTAGAACAAAAGAAAAAAGACTTAATACCTGTTGTTGATATAAAAAAAAGCAGTTTTGAAATAGGTAGAGCTATCAGAGAGAAGTTAACAAACCTTGCCGATCGTTTAGCTAGTCAAATTGCAGGTGAAACTGATCCGCAAATAATACATAAGTTGTTAACTGAAGAACATAGAACAGCGTTAGAGGAGTTAGTAAAGGTATGAACGCTTGGTTAAAAGGTTTTTTAGACGGTTTAAGGCCACAGCCAAAGTTAACTGTTAATGAATGGGCTGATCAACATAGAGTGCTTTCTAGTCGTGGATCTAGTGAACCTGGTAAGTTTAGAACCGACAGAACACCATACTTAAAGGAACCAATGGAAGAGCTTTCTACTGGTAGCCTTACTCAAAGAGTTGTCTTAATGTTTGCAAGCCAGACTGGCAAAACAGAAAGTATGAACAACTTTACTGCCTATTGTATAGATCACGCACCTGGAGCTATGCTTTTATGTCAACCAACACTACAAATGGCTGCAAGACTAAGTAAGCAAAGATTAGAGCCGATGCTACAGGAAACCCCATGTTTAGCTGAAAAAATCCCACCTCCCAGAAGTCGAGATAGTGGGAATAGTCAATTTGCAAAGATTTTTCCTGGTGGTGTATTAATTTTAACTGGTGCAAATTCGGCTGCTTCATTAAAATCAATGCCAGCTAAATATATAGGTCTTGATGAAATAGATTCCTACCCAGGGGATCTAGATGGTGAGGGTGATCCTGTTGCATTAGCAGAAAAACGTGCTTCTACCTTTACAAAAAGAAAAATACTATTAACTTCTACACCTACAATAAAAGACTTTTCAAGAATAGAAGCAGAATATGAGGCTAGTGACCAAAGAAAATATTTTGTACCATGTCCCAAATGTAATTTTTTCCAAGTTTTAGAGTTTGACCAGCTTAGATATGAACATAAAAATCTAGAAAGTGTGAAATATGAATGTAAAAATTGTAAAGAGCAATTTGATGAAACTGCAAAGACTACGATGTTACGTAAAGGAGAATGGAGGGCAACAAAACCAGAAAATGCAGGTAAGACTGCTGGGTTTTGGTTAAATGGATTAAATAGTCCTTTAGGTTGGTTTTCTTGGGCTGAAATGGTAGATGAATTTTTAAAGGCTAAAGATGACCCTGCATTAATGCGTACATGGACAAATACAAGAAAAGCAGAAACATTTTCTTATGAATACCAATCTAAATTAAATGCAGAAGCATTATTAGAGACAAGGGAAAATTACTTGCCTGGTGAAATTCCTAAAGATGTTGTTTGTTTATGTCTTGGTGTTGATGTGCAGGGTGGTATGGGATCAGCTACTCAAAGATTAGAAGTTAGTTGTTGGGGTTTTGCTGCCGATCCTTCTGGTATTGGTGAACAGATGTATTTAATAGACCATAATATTATCTATGGTGATCCTAATCAGGGTGAAGTATGGAAAGGGTTAGATGTATTGTTAACTCAAACATTTGACCATCCAGACGGCGGTAAATTAAAAATTAGCGGTTGTGCGGTGGACTCTGGAGGTTTGGCGACACAATCAGTCTATGACTACTGTATAAAACGTAGAGGGCAGGGTGTAATTGCTATTAAAAGTAGTAGTAGAAGCGGTGTCCCAATAATTGGAAAAGGCAGCAAAGTTGATATTAACTATAGTGGGAAATTTAGAAAAAAATCTGGTATAGTGTATATAATAAATTCAGAGGATATTAAGGATAAAATCTATAGTAAAATCAAATCTAAAGAAAAAATCCATTTTCACGCAGAAACAACTGAAGAATACTTTAAAGAGTTGACAGGCGAATATAGAACACAAAAAACAAATAATAAAGGGTATCCAGTTAGTACATACGTAAAAAAACCAAATCAAGACGTAGAAAAGCTCGATTGTTGCGTATATGCCTTTGCAATGTACTATTTACTCTTAAAAACGGTTCCGAAGGGCTTATTTTTCACTAATTACGCTAAAAAGTTGTTAAATAACACTAATTTAAATACCAAAAACACGCTAAGATCTAGACAGAAGCCACAAAAACCTTCTTATGTCACAAATTGGTAGTTATTTATGAACATTCCTAAAAGTTTAAGGTCGGGTAGTACATGGACTTGGCGAGAAGATAGTTTAGTTGATCCTTATGGTGATGCTATACAAAGTACTGATTCATGGGTTTTAACATATTACATTAGGACAAATAGTGCTAGTGGTATTACTGTTACTGGTAGTACATATGGGACAGGTTGGCAATTTGATGTAAGTGCAACCAATACCGCCCCAATATCAGCAGGTGATTATTTCTGGCAAGCAGAAGCAACAAAAGGTGCTTTAAAATATGACGTAGGTAGCGGATCATTAAAAGTTTTACAAAGTCTTGTATATACAGGAAGTGTTAGTTCTATCCAAGGCAAATCACAAATTCAACAAGATCTAGAGGCGGTACAATCTGCAATAAGAACTTTAATAAGTGGTGGTGCTGTAAAAGAATATTCTATTGGTGGCCGTAGTTTAAAGAAATGTGAGTTGGCAGATTTAACAGCATTAGAAAGTAGGTTAAAATTTGAACTCAAGAGAGAACAAAAAGCAGAATTAATAAGAAATGGTCAAGGCAATCCACATAAAATGTTAGTGAGGTTTAACTAATGGGAATCAAAACAGCATGGCGTGAACTTTGGAAATCTAACCCACGCCCAGTTAAAAAAAGAGGTTTCGCAGGTGCAAAATTAGATAACTTGACCAGTAATTGGGTAAGAACTACTAATAGTGCTGATAGTGCATTAAAAGGTGACATAAAAAGGTTAAGAAATGGATCTAGACAACTTGTTAATGATGTTGATTATTGTAAACAGGCCGTTAGAACAATAGTAGATAACATTGTTGGTACAGGTGTTAAATTGCAATCCCAGATAAGGATGCAAAGAGGTGGCAAGTTAGATACAAAAATGAATAGTACAGTTGAAAGAACTTTTAAGGAATGGGGTTATAAAGATAGTTGTGACGTGGCTGGTCGTTTATGTTTTGACGATATAACACGTTTAGCTGTTCATAGCATGGTACAGGATGGAGAATGTTTTATAAGAATTATTAGAGGTAAAAAGTTTGGTAGGTCTACTGTACCTTTAGCTTTAGAAGTATTAGAAGCTGATATGTGCGATGTTGATTATACAGGCAAATCTACTAATAAGAATCAAGAATGGAGGATGGGAGTATTAGTTAATGAATGGCAAAGACCTATTAAATATGCATTTTTTAGTAGACATCCTGGTGATAGTTTATTTGTTCAAACTCCAACTACTAAAGATAAGCACGTTTTAGTAGATGCTAAAGATGTAATACATTTATATAGAATAGAAAGACCAGGACAAACTAGGGGTATTCCTTGGATGTCTAGCAGCCTAAATAGAATGCACCATATAGAAGGTTATGAAGAGGCAGAAGTTGTAAGGGCTAGACTTGGCAGTTCATTAATGGCATATATTACAAGTCCAGAAGGTGAGCTTAGTGGTGATGATGTTGTAGATGATGACAGGGTTTTTGATATGAGTCCTGGAGCTATTAGATACCTTGCACCTGGTGAAACTGTGAATGTTCCTACATTTGATGCACCTGATGGACAATTTGAACCATTTTTACGTGCAATGTTAAGGGCTTTAGCTGCTGGAATTGGTTGCAGCTATTCCTCAGTTTCTCGTGACTATTCGCAGACGAACTATTCTAGTAGTCGTTTAAGTTTGCTACAAGATCAGGAAGCATTTAAGGCTTTGCAATATCAATTAAGAGAAAATTTCTTGTCTATTGTGTTTGAAGAATGGTTAGAAGCTGCTGTATTATCTGGAACTTTACAATTACCAACATATTTAGATGAACCTAATAAATATAAAAGGGTTAAATGGTTGTTTAGAGGTTGGGGATGGGTTGACCCTATGAAAGAAGTACAAAGTGCTGTTATGGCAATAAGGGCAGGTTTAAAAACTCAATCTCAGGTAATCTCAGAATTTGGCGGCGACCTTGAGGAATTATTAATGACTAGAAAACAAGAAATTGATATGGCTGCTGAGTTAGGTTTAGTATTTGATACAGAAATTAAGGCTAATACCCAAGAATCTAGTAATATAGAAACAACACCTAAAGAAAACTATGAAGAGTAAACGTGATTATCAAGAGAAATCATTGCAGCGTGATTTTACTTTAGAACTAAAACAAGTTGAAAAAGAAGATAGAACTATTGAGTTTCCTTTTAGTTCTGAACTACCTGTAGAAAGGTATTTTGGTAAAGAAGTTTTAGAGCATACAAGAAAGGCAGCTAATTTAAAAAGGCTCAATGATGGCGCACCGTTTTTGTGGAATCACAACCCAGATGTCGTATTAGGTGTGGTCGAAAAAGCATATATAGACGAAACTAAGAAACGTGGCTATGCAAAAGTGCGGTTCAGTAAGGAAGAATTTGCAGATAGTAAATTTAGGGATGTAAAAGATAAAATCCTACGCAATATTTCTTTTGGTTATGTCATTAATAAAGCAGAAGAAGTAGAAGATTCTATTGTCGCACGAGACTGGGAAGCCTTCGAAGTTTCACTGACGCCGATCCCAGCGGACGCCTCAATTGGCCTAGGACGTGCAATAAATAATAAAATTGAGGCAAATGATATGCAAAATAACAATAAAAAGGATAATATTATGGAAGAAGCTCACGTTTCTGCATCTTCTGATGCATTGCCCACTAAATTAAACCTAAAAAACATGACCACTAACGAAAAAGAAATCGATTTAGTGCGTTCAGAGGATGCCGTTAATAAGGCTCTTAAATCTGACCGTGCAAGATTTGACCAGATTAGAAAAACTGGTAAGAAATATGATATGAATGATTTAGCTGATGAATACATCAGAGAGGGACGTTCTGTACAAGATTTTAATCAGGCTGTAATGGATCAATGGAACCCAGAAAAGATTACACCAAAACCACAGGATGCAGAAATTGGTTTAAGTGAAGCTGAGACAAGAAGCTTTAGTTTTATCAGAGCTTTAAACTATCTAGCAAATCCTGGTGACAGAGCAGCAAGAGAAGCGGCAGCCTTTGAAATTGAAGCATCTAACGCAGCAGCTAAAAAAGCAGGTAGAGTTTCTAGAGGTATTACAGTTCCTTATGATGTAATGCGTAGAGATTTGAAAACTTCTCCAGCAACACAAGGCGGTAACTTAGTACAAACAGATTTAGATAGTGCTAATTTTATTGACCTGTTAAGGAATGCTAGTGCCTTAGACCAGGCAGGGGCAACAACCTTAACTGGATTACAAGGTAATATCGCAATACCTAGACAATCAGGAGCAGCAAGTGCTTATTGGGTTGCAGAAGGTGGCGCACCAACAGAATCACAGCAAGCAATTCAACAAGTTTCAATGGTTCCTAGAACTTGTGGAGCTTTTACTGACATTTCAAGAAAACTATTAATTCAATCATCATTAGATGTAGAAACAATGGTTAGAAATGACATTGCAAAAGTTATTGCATTAGAAATTGATAGGGCTGCACTTTATGGTACAGGTTCATCAAATGAGCCATTAGGTTTACATAACACTAGCGGTATTGGAACAGAGTCAATCACAGCTAACAACCCAACATTTGCTCAAGTGGTAAACATGGAAAGTGATGTTGCTGCTGCTAATGCTTTAATGGGTAACCTTGCTTATATCACAGGTGCAACTATTAGAGGTGCTATGAAGGTTAAGGCTAAAGATTCTGGATCTGGTTTATTCCTTTGGGATGGTAACAACACAGTTAACGGCTATAACGCTTATATGTCTAACCAAGTTGAAGCTGGTGACATCTGGTTTGGTAACTGGTCTGATTGTATTATTGGCTATTGGTCTTCACTTGATCTTTTAGTTGATCCTTATACACATTCAACATCAGGTACTATCCGTATTACTGCCTTACAAGATGTAGACGTAGCATTTAGACACGCTGCATCATTTAGCTTAGGTGCATAATATGAAACTTAAAGTTCTACGGTCTTTTCTATGGGCTGGTAAGGTTGTAAAAGTAGATGAAATTTTTGAAATAGATTCTGTTTATGCAACTGATTTAATTAGTTCTGGAAAGGCCATAGAAACTTTAGAAGTTGTTGAGGAAGTAGTAGAACCTCAAGTTAAACCTAAAAAAACTACTAAACGTAAAAAAACTACCCCCCTTTCTGAATAATGACTATTCAAAACTTAGGCTCTAAGGCAACTGCTTTAGATCTTTTAGCTAACGATGTTGTAGCTGCAACTGGCGTTGGTTCTGCTATCGACCTACAAGGTTATGAAGGTAGTGCTGCTTTTGTCCTTTCTGCTGAGGCAGGTGGATCAGGCATTACTTATGCTGTAAAAATTACAGAATGTGCCACATCTGGCGGTACTTATACTGATGTAACAGATGGTGCATTTACAACCACTTCTGCTAATACTGCTGCATTTGAAAAAATCTATCTTAATGTTTCTTCTTTGAAGCGTTATGTAAAGGTTTCAACAACAGTTGCAGGTGGTACAGGGGCAGGTGCATTATGTGTCACAGCTCTAGTTTCCGCTAAGTATGGCTAATGTCATTTGCAGATGATTTAACTACTATGTTTGGTTCTCCCTTTGGTGTTTCATGCACTT